GTCATGCGACAGCGTGGCGCGAATGGCCGTCTGGTTCGTCTCGAACATCGACACGCCGCCGACCGTCGCATCTTCCGAGATCGCCAGCGTCATGCCGGCGGCATCGCCGTAGAGGACATTGCCGAACGACACCAGGCCGAGGGTCGTTTCGTTCGTGCCCGCGCCGCCATTGATCGGGATCTGCGCGGACGGGAGGACAGGGTAGCCCTTGAACATGCCGTCCGCGAGTTCCGGATACGCCTTCTCGCCGGCGTCGGAGCCGATCTTCAGACGCAGATCGGTGAGGTAGCCGCGCGTGCGCTGGGCCATGACCCACGCGAGCCCCATCTGAAGCTCGCCGTAGGATTCGGCGATGTTCAGGAGCTTGCGGGTGTCAGCATCGATCACATCGGGCGTCGGCGCCACGGCGTTGGTCGCGGCGAACGTCGTGATGCCCGAGAGATTGAACAGGCCCTTGGGCGTGTCCGAGGCGCCCGTGCCGACCAGCATCGCGGAGTCGAGCTTGAGGCCGATCGCCGCGGCGAGCGTGTTCCGCGCCACGGTGGCGGCGGCGCCGCCCGTGTAGTTGATGATCTGGTTCGTCACCGGGACGATGCCGATCAGGTGCTTGGCCGCGAGCGTGAACTCGCGGAACGTCGGGCTGGACGCCGTGCCGGCGGCGCCTTCCGCGACGTAGCCGACAGTCGGGCGCGACGCCACCGCGGACTGGCGGTAGTTGCCGGACGACAGGTCGATTCGCATCGGGTTCCCGCGCAGGAACGCCGACATCGGCGTCAGCATGTCGAGGATCGCCTGATTGAAGTTCGGCGGAACCGTCACGCCGCCAGCGGAGCCAGTCAGCGAGTTGACGGCCTTCGCGCCCATCTCGAACTCGGCCGCGATCGAGCCGTAGCCGTCGCGGTCGAGCGAGTCGAACGCGGCGCGCGAGCCCTTCATGCCGGTCTGATGGAAGCCCTTGATCATCGCCGTGATGAGCAGGCCGATCTTGTCGCCGTCCGAGAACGTCGCCGCGCTCTTGGGCGTGGCGAACGCCGCCGGGGCCGTCGCGATGCGATCGGCCGCCGGGACCGCGCGCGCCGCCTTGACCTTCTCGGCCTCGACCAGAACGGCGATCTGATCCTCGATCGCCGCCATCTCGGCGTCGACGTCCTGCTTGGCCTTGGTTTTGGCCTTCATGTCGTCGATCGCCTGCTTCGTCACCTCGCCTTCGGCGTCCAGCATCTTCGCCAGTTCGTCGCCGATGGTCTTGGACTGCGCGGCCTTTTCCGTGAGCTGGGCGCGCAGCGTTTCGATCTTGTTCATAAGGGTCTCCTGTGAGCCCGTTCAACGAAAAGGCCGCCCTTGCGGGGCGGCCGACGAAGCCCTTGACGGGCGATCCCTTGCCGGAGGGAAGCTGTTCAGGCGCCGAGCGCCTTGCGCGCCTCGGCGCGCGCCGCCTCGATCTCGTCAGCGGACGGACGCGGCGGTTCTCGATGGAAGGCGTCGCGGATCGCGGTCTTGATCGTCTCGATGAGGCCGCCGGGCATGACGACGCTCGACTTCTCGCCCGACACGGCCTTGTGCGCGGCCTCGTAGTCGGCGCGCGGGACGATCAGACCCGTCATCGGATCCTTCGCGTAGGTGTCGAGCACCTGCTCGATGAAGTCGCGCGCGATCTGAAGGTCTCCGCATGACTTCGCCAGCGCCATCGGGTTGGCCGGGATCGCGACGATCGAGCACTCGACCAGTTCGCATTCGGAGATTTCATACGAATACGACGGGTCGCCATTCTCCAGCACGATGCGCTTGACCGTCTTCGGGATGAACCCGATCGACGACGCACGAAGAACGCCACCGGAGATCAGCGCCGCCGCCTGACGGGCCAGCGGAACGGCGTCGTCGTCGATCAGCGTCGCGTCGCCCTCGAGCGTCTTGCGATTTCCGGACAGGCCGGCGCCGACGTTCGCCCATGTCCCGATCATCTGGTCGGAACGATGGTTCAGCAGGCAGACGGGGTTCTTCTTGAACGGGTCGATGTCGATCCCGTCGATGAAGACGATATCGCCATCGCGATCGGGCTCTTCGCACGACATGACGAACCGGGCCGAGCGCGACGCCGCGTCCCACGTCGTCGGCGCGCGGGACGCCTTGACAACCATCTCGGCGCCGCGGGCGCGCTTCGCCATGAACTCGTCGACGGAGATCATCTTGTCAGCCATTGTTCTGTCCTTGCGTCTGAACCGGCGCGCCGTCGCCGGGCTGCGCCTTGTTAGGCGTGACGAACGTCAGCGCGCCGTCGCGCCCCTGAATCGTCGTGTTGACCGGGATGGCGTAGGTGTCGAGCGCGGGCGCGACCTTTCCGAACCCAAGTCGGTGGCTCGCCTGCCCGCGCGTGATGACGCCGGCCTTGTAGGAGTCGATCACTGTCTGCTGCCGCGCGCCGGGATCTCGGTTGTAAAGGCCGAAGCGGTCGAACATGAAGCGCAGCCCCGACAGGCGCTCGCGCTCGGTCAGAAGCGCGCTGTTCAGGGCCGACTCGACCGCGACGGCGATCGGGATCAGCGTGTCGTCGACATACGCCTGCTCGATCTGCTGAAGGTTTTCCGACTTCACGCTCTCGAGAAGGCCGATCTTGTGCGGCGGCATCCGGAGAAGCCGGGCGACCTCTTGATGCAGTTGCAGGCGCGCCCTGACGAGATCCATTTCCGCCGCGTTGAATGACAGCTTCTGGATCGTCGCGCCCTGCTCGAGGATCAGCGGCGTCCCCTTCATCGCCGCGTCCTTGAACGCCTGCGTCGCCTGCATCCGCAGGCGCTCGAAATCCTCGTCCTTCAGGCCGACAGGCACCTGAATCGCCGAATTCGGGCGCACGCCGGAGCGCGTCAGCGCGGCTTGGAACTCGACCAGCATCTTGTTCAGGCCGAGCACGTCGGCGCCGATCAGAAGCGTCGACAGCCCGTCGACGCCATTCCACTGGCGGAATCGGATGTGGATCACGTCGTCAGCCAGAAGGCGCTGCGACCTGAACCCGAAAATCGCCGCCTGCCCCTCGTTCGTCGCCGAAACGTCGTAGGCAAATCGGCCGTCGTAGGACTGGACCGTCACCTGATCCGGCGGAACAGGGATAAGCTCCGGGAATTGTTCTCCGATCGTGCGCCGGCGCTTGATGATGTAGGCGTTCTGGTGCAGCGCGAGGTGCGTCACGGTCATCGCCCAGACTTCCGTCCAGCGATGATAGTCGTTCGGGTCGAGGGCGAGCCGGCGCGCCCAGGGATGAGCGCGGTAGTCGAGCAATTCGGCCGTGTCGGGATCGCCGCGGTAGAGCCCCAGCGCGTTCTTCGCGATGTCCTGCGACAGCACGTCGAGCCCGGCGCTCAGCGCGGACTGCATCATCGCCTGCGTCACGTTGATCCGGTCGATCAGCGCGCCGCCGATCCCCATCCAGTTCGTCAGCTCGCGCCAGCCGCCGATGAACGACGACGAGCCCTTGGCCACCGTCGCGCCGCGCGCCTTTCGGGAGGACTTGCGCGACATCAGACGGACCTGATGATGCGGTTCGGGTCGAACGGCGGCGAGACGTCCGGCATCCGCACGGAAACCCGCCCGAGGCGCGCCGTGTTGGCGTGGACCGCCGCCGAAATCCCGTCGATTTTCAGGTTCGGCATGGTCTTTTCCTTGATCGGCTTCCACAGATCGCCCGCGCGCAGGCATGTGTTCACGGCCTTCCATGCGAGCACGGGGTTGCCGTTGTGCTTGAGGCGGCCATGACGCGCGCGCGTGACGAGATCGCGCGTCGCCTCGTTCACTTCTGCCGGCGTCGAGCGGATCGCGCCGGCCTTCATGCCCTTGTTTTGCAGCGCCGCGACCATTTGCACGGACTGCGCCATGTCCCAGACGCCATACTCGACGTCGAGGAAGCCCCAGACCTGCTCGACAAGCGCCTGCACCTGCGCATGGTTGATGAGCGGGCCGTCCGTGACCGTGATCCACCCGCCGGCGATCCAGTCGCGCAGCGTCGGCGCCATTTCCTCGTCCGACATGATCGGCGCTTCGGACGGGATGAAGTGCCAGGCGAAGACAACCAGATCGGGACCACGCTCGAGCACGGCGACGATCGCTGTCATGTCGTCATGAGCGGACAGATCGGCGCCGAGCCATGCCTTCTGACCGGCGAAATCCTCGATCCGCAGCGTCCGATCGGCGCAGGCAGCCCATTGTTCCGGCGTGATCGCGTGCTCGGCGCTTTGCGAGTAGACGTTTAGCCGCTTCGTCAGGAACTCGGCCCGCTTTTTCGGGTCAAACCGTGCGGCCTCCATGTCGTCGCGAATTTTGGCCGCCAGAGGCGGGATGGCGTCGATCATCGGGTTCGCCAGCACGACGTTTCGCCACGTCAGCGGTTCCTCGAGAAGTTCTGTCGGCACCGTGTAGATCACGGCGAAGTAGCGATCCGCCTTTTCCTGCCCGCGCAGCACGCGCTCGGCGCGCTTGCGCTCGTCGTAGGCGGCGCCGTGCGCGAAGACGCCCGCCGTCGTCGTCTTGATGAGGATCTGGTTGATCCGGGCGCCCATCGCCGATTCCATGACGCGGACCAGCGGCGACGGCGTGGCGTGCACCTCGTCGATGTGCGCCACATGCGGGTTGTGGCCGTCTTCCTTCTTCGCGTTGGCCGAGATCGTCGTGATGAGGCCGCCGTCAGGCTTGCGGGTTTCCTTCGCCGTGACCTTCAGCCCATGCTCCGACACAAGTTCCGGCGCTGCCTTGAGGACATTCAGGATCGGCCCGTAGACCTTCTTCGCCTGCTCGCGCGTCGAGGCGGCGAGGTAGATTTCGGAGACCTGCTCGCCTTCGTAGAGGAACAGATAGACGTCGATCCGCGCGAACAGCGCGGACTTTCCGTTTTTCCTCGCCTCGTCGATGAATACGTCATTGACCCAGCGAACCGAGCGCCCGCCGAACCAGAACCGGAAGCCGAAGATCGCGGCGATCCACCAGCACTGACACGGCTCGAGCGATAGCGTCGAGTCGGCGTCGGCGCCGCCGGCGCCTTGCGGGCATTCCTCGACGAAGGCGCAGACCTCGACGACGTGAGCGCCGGACCAGTGAAATTCCGCATCGCCGCCCTCGGCGCGCTGGCGCATGTCGAGATAGCGACGGCACGCGCGAACAACGAAGTCGTTTTCGTCAACGCGGCCAGCGACGACGGCGCTCGCGTAGCCGTCCGCCATCCCGACGTAATCTGGATATGCGACGCCCTCGAACTCAACCGGCCTCAGGTGGCCGAACGCGGCCCGCGAAACCGATGCGCGCGAACTTTCGGCCTTCTCCGCCTGCTTGCCCCGCGATCGGCGTGTCCGCATTGATGAACCCGACTTCCCTCAGAAATGCCTGGATGAAGCGCATGTCGTCGGAGCGCGGCAGTTTGCCCTTGTCGACGGCGGTCAAAACGTTGTGGCGCGCGATGGAGAAGGCGAGCACGCGCTCGACCCACAGATGCGTCAGTTTTCCGGCGGCGCGCAGACCCTCGCACCAGCGCCAGTATTCGCGCTGCGCGTCATCGTGCAGCGCCGCTGGCGGATCCTTGATCTGTTCGATCTGGTCGCCGAACAGCGACACGACCTTTTGCGCTCGCGCCGCCTCGCTCTTGCGAGGATCGAACGTCCCGCGCCGCTTCTTCTCGGCGTCAGGTAGCGCCGGACGTCCGG